CGAAGCTGAAAATATAGCTTCACTGAGAGAGCAAGCAATTGCATTTCTATTCAATGAAAATGCAATCAGCCGCGTTACTACTCAGTTGGGCATTCTTAATTCCAACGCGGGAATCTTAAATGCTTACCGGGAACAGATTGCCGAAGGTACAACCAGATTATCAGGCTACAACGCAGAACAGTTAACGCTTAACGAGGCGCTCCTTGCCGGTACGTCGATTACTAATGATGCCGCCGCCGCGACTGAGGCTGCCGCTGAAGCTGAGCGGGAGTTTTTGGACGCGAAAGTCGCTAACGCCTTAGAATCTCAAGAGGAACAACGCCGCGCATTAGAAGCGGTCATTGCCGCCGGTGAGCGTTACGCCGACCAACTGGAGTATGAACAGAAACGAGCGCTAGAAGCCGTTACTGAAGCCTCCAGACGTTACGCCGACCAACTCAACTATGAAGCCAAACAAGCGGCATTGCGCAACGAAGAAACCGCCCGCGAGGATTACGTCAAGTCGATTGCCGAAGAAGCCAAACTGGCTGCTGATGCTGCTGATGCCATTGCTGGGTTTTCGAATATTGGATATCCAAGTAGCAAGTCGCGAGCATCTGCTGAAAGAGAAGGTGTGAACAAGTATTGTCCAGCGTTATCTTTCAACTTACGCACGTTTGCAATAGATGCAGAGTTCATTTGGAAACCAGTTCCAGGAAGTCTGCGACCCATTGTGTCAATGCTGTAAACAAGATCAATCAAGTTATCAGCAGTTGGATTTAATGCAGTTCCAGTTACAGCAGAACCTGCACGGTTTACAATTCCGTTTGGTTGTACTGTTCCTGTGCCTGTTGTTAATGCTTCGTTTACTGCGTAACCCATTGCGTTACCTGTTTGAGCAGCAAGGAATCCGAGGATATCTACGCCAGCATCTTCAATCAATTCGCGTGAAACTTGGGTCAAGAATGAGTACTTGAATGCACCAAGAGTTACGAATGAGTTGAATGTTGGATCAGATTCGCCAATTGCGTTGCCCTCTGAAGTTACAGTTCCAGTTGAGTATGCACTCAATGATGGAATTTGTAGGTTTTCGCCACCTGCTGTATTTAAGATGGTTGAGGTTTCTAGCATTGGGCCAACTGTTCTAGCAAGCATAATTACTTGGTCATAGAAAGAAGTTGGAACTGGTGAACCAGTTGAACCCTTAGTTACATCACGCTTTTCGAAATCGTATGAGCGGATTTCACCACGTGCCATTGCACGGATTGCTTCTGCATCATCTTTTTCGTTGCGTACTTCTGCAACTGGGCGTGCTTGGTTTTCTAAACCTCTCATTGCTTCAGCAGCGCGAACTTCGCGGTCTGCATCTGCTTTTAAGGTTTCGATTACCTTTGCGCGTGAATCTAGGTCAGCAGAAATACGTTCGTATTTTGCATTTTCCTCAGCAGTTAAATCGCGCTTTTCTGCTGCTGCTACATCAAGAAGTTCTTTGGCTTCTGCCCAAGACTTTTGACGTGCTTCGTGCTGTTGTTTAATGTATTCAGACATTACTGAATCTCCTTATAGGATGGATTTGTGTTTATGCAATCTGCGAGGCTCACTCGACAGTAAAAATGGTGGTGGCATCCACGCAACCACCATTAGTCTAACAAACTTTTAACGTGTCTCTTTAACTTCTTGAATTCTTGTTTCTTTAACAGGTTCAAACTTTTTTGTTTCAACTGGTTTATCAATATTGATTACAGCTTCAGCCATAGCATCTGCTAAATCAGCAATGATTCCAGATTCAGGATTACCTGCTGCTTTAAGAATTGCGTCTTTTACTTTTGCTTTATCCATTGTTATACAGCCTTAAATAGTAGGTCGATTTGTTTACGTTTAATTTCAAGCAACTCATCAGGAGATGGAGTGTTCTCTCTTAACTTAGTAACAACTTCTTGTAATAAGTCTGCTTGAATATCAGGAAGTTTCTCACCTGATTCAAGTTTAGTTAAAGCATCCGCTAAAGCATCAACATCAACATTAGTTCTTGTAGCCAAAATATCTAATGATCTAACTGAAGCAGTAGTTGCTTCGTAGGCTGGGAAACCTGTAACAATAGAAACTTCGTGTAAACGAATTTCTTTTAATTCACGTGTCATACCATCATCAGACCAAGAATCTCCTCTTGATGGAACAGAGAAACCAAAAGACATTGCGTGAACATCTCCACGTTTCATAAGCACAGCCAAATCACGACCAGCTGTTGTGTCAGGCAAAGTTGCTTCAGCAAGTAAACCTTTTGAATCTTCTGTAAGTCTTAAAGTCTTTGAACGAGTTGATGCTAAAACTTCATCCATATTGTGATTCTTAAATAATTTAACTTCGTTGCGTGATTTCAATGATCTCTTGAAAGCACCAGGCATAATTCTTTCAATGAAAGGTAGTGGTTCTGAATCGCTATTGAAAACTGCTGCGTAACCTGTGAAACGCATTCCGTCTGCTTCTGCTGCTTCAACTCTTAATTCGAAATCAACATCAGTTTTAACTCTACGTTCAACTTTATTCACTTGGTTTTCCTTTTCTTTGTTCTTTAAGTTTACATTGATTGATGACCAACGTGCCTGATTTTGTTCTGCATCTAATCTATCAATTACACCTTGCGCATAATCTAAAGTTCTTTGAGCAGCACGTTTACTTGGTCCGCTTCCCCAAAGCAAATGAGCAACAAGTCCAGCACCAGGATAACCAGGATCATCAGGATTGTTATTTTTTGGTGCATCTAAATCAACAAGATGACGAGCAATCCAAGGAGCAATCCTGCGCCACTTATCTTCAGACACACGACCATCAGCCATATCTCTTGCTTCTTGTTTAGTTTTATCTGTTAAACCATCTCCACCAAAACCTTGGCGATTAAGTTCTAAACCTCTGCGAGCAGCAGCACGCATATAAGCAGGTGGAGTCAAATTAACTTGACGTTCCTCATCATCATCTTCATCTAAAGTATTTTCAGGTAAATCATCAATCTTAGTTAAAGTAGAAAACTTGTGACCAACAAGAGTTTCAGTTTCATCCCAACCATTACCCTCTGGTCTATAAATCCTTATCAACGCAGCAGGATCATCAGGTGTTGCTTTAATAGAAAAATCTGAATCAGGGACACCAAGAGTTCCATCAGTCATAACATATTCGATACGACCACGCGCACGACCACCACTTGAATTCCAAGAAACAAAATCGCCCTCTTTTAATTCACCTGGTTTAGCACGTTCCCCACCTGGTTCAATTTCTTCAGCAATGGAAACAGCGACCATCTGATCAATAGCATCTTGTTTAGTTGTGTGACAACCAATAACTTCGCCATCTTCTTTAACAGTTGCCCAACCTGAACAATCAGGTGATGAATCGGTGATGAAATAAGGCATTTATAGAACCTGCGCAATCCAACTAATACTATGGTTATTTTTTGTTGATACACACCAAATTGTATTACCTTGGTGCAAAGTTAATTCTAGTGAATCAAGTTTAGGAATAATCATTCCTGTTGTTGAGGTAACTGATTCATTTCCTATATAAAGGTTGTCTGTGTTGTCGTTATTATGAATATGAAGCACGACTGGGTTATTAGATTGACCATCAATTCTTGATGCTGCTGTTCCCACAGACATCTGACCTGATAATAATTGACCCATAACCTACCTTTAGAGAAGCGACAAAATCTCGGCCTCATCAGCCAATATAGAAAAGTCTATACGATTTCCAGCCTGAGCAGAAAGACCAAACAAATCAGTTGAACCTGAAGCAAAATGAGATTTGATTAAAGGTGGAAGTTCAGGCACATCAGTTATTTCAACAACAATTACTGGTTTTGGTCGTTCTTTCTTTTCTTTCTTTTTGTTTTAATGCAATCAAATACAAATAACAGATATGAATGTTTTAAGTTTATTCGACGGTATGAGCTGCGGTCAACAAGCACTTGAAAGACAAGGAATCAAAGTAGATAAATATTATGCTTCTGAAATTGACAAACACGCAATTCAGATAACTCAAAAGAACTATCCAAATACTATTCAGTTAGGTTCAGTTGTGAATGTAGATGTTCACAACCTGGAGAAAATTGATTTGCTCATTGGTGGTTCGCCTTGTCAAAGTTTTTCTTTTGCCGGTAAGCGAAAAGGAATGAGTACAAAGGATGAAATCG